GCCAGAAGATCAGTTCCAGCCAGGGCGAGTCACTCAGTTTTTTTCCGCTTCCTCCAGCTTACCGATTGCGTGTTGCTTCACTTTTTCCACTGCGGCCAGCAGTTCGGGGTTTTCATGGGCCTTCAGCAGCTCGGCTGCCGTGGGTTTAAATTCATCCGGAATGGCCGTTCCATCCGGCTGAACCAGTGCATCGATGACGATCTGAATGACTTGCTCCGATGCCTCACGCGCTGCGCCAGCTTTTGCGGTTTCAGCCATTTTCTCTTCATAGCTGATGAGGTAATCCCCGGTCAGGCGGCGGATGAATACGGTGGCGCCAAATAACTCGGTTTTAATGACGGTTGGCTCCGATTTAAGCAATGCGGATTTCAGCGTGGACAGGTAATCTTTATCTTTCACAGGTAGTCCTTAAAAATAAAAAGCCACCCGAAGGTGGCTGTTTACAGGTTAAGTTAATCAGGCGCCGCCGGAGACAGCGACGGTTCCCCAGGTGATCTTGTTCTGCTTACCCTGAACAGTGATCTGGATGACCTCATTCGCCGGAGCGGCGATTTCATTCATCTGCCAGCCGGACAGCGCCAGGAGCATCGTCGCGGTTCGCTTGTTGGGTAATTCGACGTATAACTGGATGGTCTTGCGGGCCTCTGCTGCGTTCAGCAGCGCGGCAAAATCGGTATTGCCCGGATCATCAATGAAGCCCAGCGACTTTTCAGGCCCGTCAGGCAGATCACTGATGGACTGTTTCTGCTTATCCAGTAACGTGGTGCAGTCGACAAAGCCCCCCGTCTGCCCCATTGCACCCAGCGCTTTACAGTTAATCAGCGGTTTCAGCGCTGACGTGGCAGCGCCAGGCTCCCCGTATTTCACAATGGTGCCCGCCGGCAACATCGCATATTCAGGCGAAGTTTTATCAGCCATGTTTCTCTCTCTTTTTATACGGCAGCGGATGCTACCTGTTTTCAATGCCGTTTCGGATTTCCACGGTTAACACGCGCAAAACGGTCTGGAGGTTGTAATCCAGGGCGGGTCGGATAAAGGGGTCTGCAACCTGTTTAACCGTGCCAAACTCCTGCGCCAGCGCCTTCATATGGTGCTGCTTGCTGGGGCCGACACGGAGCGTTACAACCGCGTTCCCTTTACCCTTGCGGGTGGAAGAGCGGATTTTGATTGAGTCCCGCATGTGCGGCCCGGCGGACGTTTCGTCAAAGCCGGCATGCTGCTTCATATCTTCCTCGACGACCTTTAGCGCTTCGCGCCCGGCATCCCGCAATACCTTCGTCGCCACTTTTTCGCCCAGGGCCATTAACTGCCGCTCCAGCTCATCCAGCCCTTTAACTTCCATTCGGATCACGAGGAGTCCTCCACGTAGTGAATGATGAAATCGCGGGTCAGGCGATACTGAATGCGACGATTCGTCAGCTGGTTTTTATCCTGATGGATACCGCCTCGCTCCACATACTGAACCGGGATACCCTCCAGCTGGCCATGAACGACGGACTTCAGTTCCGTCCAGATTTTTTTATCCAGCTGCAGCAGTGAGGTGTAATCATCGAGACGGTACAGATTCACCTGGATACGGGCAGAGACGATCCCCGTTCGCAACATTCCCGAGACCATCTCCGGGTCAGAGATACGCTGAAAGGTCGCTCCTTCCTGGACCGTGTCCGGCAGTAAAAGCGGATACGCATTCATGCCGGTGATGCGCTCCAGCGCACCCTTAATCGCCAGCTCTATCATGCCGCCCGTCAGCCTCCCCCGTGATAATGATCCGGTCCGTTTTGCGGTCGATATTCCGGACGGTATAAACCAGATTTTTCGTCGTGATTTTCCAGTCAATATCAACCAGCACACCCGGATAGACCGTAAACAGGCAGGTTTCCACCACCTGCTGCTGATCCAGCGTGCGGACTTTTCGCCCCGATACCAGCTCCCGTTTTGCCCACGCTTTTCCCGATTCAACCTGCTTTTCCGGTAGCGGTTCGCCCAGCGGCCCCCGACCGGACTGAACGTAGCTAATCGCAATGCGACAGTTCATATCACCCGGTTTCAGGCTCATAGCGTATGCTCCTGCAGGGGGAAAAGAAGATGCCTCACCGCAGCGGTTTCCAGCCACTGTCCGGTATGGCCATTCAGATACGCATCGCTGACCAGAAACTGAATGGCCAGCCGGATATCTTCATCCGCGATAAATCCGCGGACGGTCTCCGGGAGTGCCTGCAGCTCTTCATCACTGGTGACCAGCTTGCAGTAGTAATCACGCTCGATGCTCCGCTGCGCGGCGTTCACCATTTGCGTGAGCATGGCGTCATGCTCCGTGAAATCCAGTTCCAGGCGTAGCTGGGTTTTCACATCATCCAATGTCAGTATCAAAATCGCTGTCTCCCGGCTTCGGTTTCAGCGCGCGTTCGGCATCCTTCGGCCATACCGCGATACGGCGCTTAACCAGCTCTTCGGCGTGCGATCCTTCAAACCACGCGATATCTCCACGGGAATAACGGCTATGCGGACCGAGGAACACAACGGATTTGCGTTCTGCCTGTGCGACCACGGTCGCACGGTTATCCTGTGCAGTCTCAGTCGCACGGTTATCCTGTGCGGTCTCAGTCGCATGGTTATCCTGTGCGGTCTCAGTCGCATGGTTGTCCTGTGCGGTCTCAGTCGCATGGTTGTCCTGTGCGGTCTCGGTCGCATGGTTGTCCTGTACGACCGTTTCTTCCGGCTCCACTGCTTTATTTTTCGCAGCCATAACATTCTCCTTAAAGGGAAAAGCCCGCATATGCGGGCTTTATTAACAGAGGGGTGGGTTAGAACAGGACGCCGGTACCCAGCACCAGGCCTTCCGGATGACGGAAGCCGATATCGTGTTCGAGGACAACGCGGATCAGCGACTGGTTACGCGAGAACGCGGAAACTGGGTTACCTTCTGCATCGAGATAGGTGGCTTCTCTGGAGAAATCGACCTTCATGGAACCATCTTCACCGATGACAACATCATTGAAGTCGGCGAAATAAATTTCCGTTTCCTTACCACTTTCGCCCAGGTTAACCGGGATCGCGCTGGTATACTGAATCGGATAGCCCTTGAGCATCCCCTGCGCCATTTCCGGGTAGACTTTGTTGCCGTTGCCGTCACGCAGGCCAAACAGCTTCATATAGGTACGGTTCGACATACCCCAGCCGCAACGGATCATCAGGCTGTTGCCATCCATCGCCATCAGAATAATCTTGTCCAGGTACTCATCAACCGTGTTCAGGTTGATCGCGGAACCCGCTTCCCACGGCAGCAGGCGGTTCCACTGCGTCGCACGCGACTTCATACCAATCGGTGTATCGCCGGTACCGTCATCGCGCATAAACGCTTTATCCTCACGAACAGCGATGGCGGTCAGAATATCCTGCAGGACCAGCTGCTCAACGTTAAAACCGGCGCGACCAATCAGCTGGTTCGACATCGGGACCAGGGCGATCATGGTTTTGGCACTCAGTTTTACGTCGTCGAATTTTGATTCAGACGTCTTGGCATCCTTTCCTTCGCCGGTGTAGCTGGCCGTTGCACCGCCAGCCGAGCGCGGTAACGTCAGATTGCCGTTAGGCAGCGGAACGGAGCGGGCACCCAGCTTACGGACAATGGTACGGTCGCTCAGCAGCTCGATGACTTCGTTTTGCATGTTCTCCGGGATGAGCGCCCCACCGGAACCCGCAGCGGTGGAAATGGCCATCGATACGGACTGGTCATTCAGCTCTTCTGAAGCGAATTTTGCCGCGTCCTGCAGATTACCTGCGCCTGCGGCGACAGACATCACCAGTCGGGTCATGCCAGCACCGGTGTACTGTTTCGGCTCCTGCTTAATAATAATGCCGGGGGCCTGCTGAGTCGCTTTCACGGGCTTTGCGACCAGCGCCGCAGCACGTTCGGCGGCTTCCAGGCGTTCCATTTTGGCGCTGATATCAGTGAACTGCTGCTGCAGGTTCGCAAACTCCGTCAGCTGCTCCGCAGTCAGCGTGCCGCCGCCGGCTTCAATGGTTGCCAGGGCCTGAACCTGTTCGTTGATACCCGCACGCTGACGACGCAATTCTTCAATCTGTGGCATTTGATTTCTCTCTTTTTAGACATAAAAAAAGCAGCCTGCTGGCTGCTTAAGGTGACGCGGTTTGTGTTTGCGCCGGGTTACATTTTGGTTTGCAGGTCCATCGCGGCTGCCTGCATCTGAATGGAGGTTTTTTGACGGGGTTGCTGATACTTTGCCGCGATAGCATTGATCGCCGCCTGGGGGTCAGAGACTTCATCCGCCAGGCCGGCAGACACCGCGCCAGGGCCAAAATACAGCCCCGCCTGCGTATCAATGACGGCCTGCTGATTCAGGCCGCGATATTCGGCCACCGACCCCGTAAACGTCTCGTACATTTCGTCGATCATGCCCTGGAACATACCCAGCGACTCTTCACTCAGTGGTTCATGTTGGGTGCCGTTATTTTTGTTATCTCCCCGGTAAATGGTGGTGAACGTCAGCCCCATTTTTTCTTCCATCTTCGACGTATCGAGGTGCTCCATGATCACACCAATCGACCCCACGCCACTGGTCTGGCTGACGATGATTTTGCTGCAGGCCGATGCGATGAAATACGCGGCGGAATACGCGCTGTAGTTCACAATCGCCGTGATGGGTTTCGTGTCGCGAGACTGATAAATGTAATCGGCCAGCTCCTTGCACCCCACCGCTGCGCCGCCGCCGGAGTTAATATCCAGAACGATTTCGCTGATTGAGGGGTCGTTTAACGCCGCCTGCAACTGCCCGCGGATCCGCTCGTAGCTGGTCAGCTCGGAGCACATCGCCGTAATCTGCCCCCGGCGTGGAACAAGAATGCCGTGAACGGGGATCACCGCCACCCCGCCGGTGGGCTGGACCTGCTCAGCAGCAGGTGATTTACCCGGATTCAGCGCCATCTGAATGACGGCATCTTCGGTGATCCCCTGAATACGGGGGATGAGCACCGCTTTCACGGAGTCCATTGTTTGCCGCGTCACGTAATGCGGCACACCAAAGACCATATCTGCCAGGTGCGGCAGGTTAATTAATTTCGTTGTCATGTTGTCTTCCAGGTCATCCCGCGCGGCGGGAAATAATCAGGCTCTGGCCAGAAGGGTTTCGATTTCGGCCAGCTGTTTTGCTGTCGGCGACTTATCGCCAGGAAGGATCTGCGCGCTGTCGACCATATTGAGCGGCGTCAGGTATTTGTCCCCGCCAGCAATTGGCGGCAAATTCTCCATACGCCGGATATCGTTAGTGGATAGCCATCCCCACTGGCGGCCCAGCGCATACGATTCATAGCGTGACTTCTGGTCGCCTCGCAACAGCCCGGAAACGTTGAACTCGATGTACAAATCGCGGCGTTCGCTGGGCAGGAGCAGATCGCGCTGCAACGCACCCTCATGGCGTTTCAGCCATGCCAGCAGCGTGTACATCACGAACTGCAGGCCCTGGTGTTCAATGTTGTTGTTGGTCGCTTTCGCCAGCATCTGCACCATATGTGGCGGGATTTTATAGAGCCGGCAGACCTCTTCCACGCCCCACTGCCGCGACTGTAGCAGCTGCGCCTTTTCGTTATCCTGCGACAGTTGTTTGTAGCTCATGCCCTCCTGCAGCAATGCCACAGAGAACATATTGTGAATACCGGAATGGCGCTCGGTCCATTTCGCCAGCAGGCGATCAATAGCATCCTGGCTTTTAATGGTCGCGGCCTCTTTCGGACGCTCTATCACCCCGCTCATCGTTGTCCCGCGCCGGAATGTCGCGGCCGCATGCTCCTCAACGGCCAAATTCAGTCCAAGAACATCGGCGTTCGTCTGAATGGGGGAACTGCCGATATAGCCATCCAGAGAAAAAACCTTCACATGGTGCATCATGCGCATCGGCAGAATTTCGCCGACTTCCGGGAGTTGGTAATACGGCATACCGTCCGGCCCTTTCAGCACAATGACCTTTTTCGGGTTAATGGGGATCAGCTCTTTCGGGTAGCCTTTTCCGTCCCGTTCGATGATCGAGTAGCAATTTCCCTCCAGCCCCAGCAACCCCTGCTGCTGCTCGAAATACTCGAATGAGGTGTCTTTCCTGTTGGGCTGGGAGTGAATCAGGTCATAAACCGGGTGGTCCGTCGCACGCTGTCGCCCGCCATTTTTATCCCGCCGGTAAAGTTCGCACGGCAGTTGCGCGACGGACTCCGCCAGGAGGGTGACACAGGCCCGGACCGCTGAAAGTCCCAGAGCGGTTTCCGGCGTGATTATGATGCCAGTTTTGCTCTGGCTTGAACGAACCCCGCCCAGCATGGCTTCCCAGAAGCCATTCCCCGATTGCTGGCGCCCTCTGAACATTTGGGGGATAAACATTATTCACCCCCGTTAAATTTGGCACCGGCTGAAACCGCCCGCGCAGTCAGATATGACCAGATAAGACATATTGACCCGCCCGTAATAAGACCGGCAGCAGGCAAAATCAACCAGGCTCCGGCGGATATGAGTACAGCCCCGGCCAGGCCAATAATGAAACTCAGAATTGTGATTAACACGCTATGTCTTCCTCATCATATACCGATGTGCCGCCGCTGCTTTCGTGCAGCATTGCGCGAGTCATGGCGTTAAATAACGCTGTAGCTCCATCGATTTTGCTTTGATTGTCTCCCTTTGTCGGGCGAACGAGATCATCGCTACCGGGTATAAATTTCCCGATAACGTTGCTGATACACCAGGTCAGAATGGGATTGCCATCATGGTGGAATCGACCACCGGCCAGAGCCGCTTCAAGCTCTTTCATCGCCGGTGACATATTGGTGTAATCCTGCCGGATATCGACTACGGTAAATCCGTTGTCCTCCAACTGGTGGCGAAGTGCTGTTGCGCCTGCAGGGTCGATATCAATCTCGTCAATGCGGTTTTCGTCCTGCATATCGATAATACTGGCCAGAATCTCGCGATAGTCTGCCTCTGCGCCATCCGTCGCTTCCAGCACGCCCATTTCATAAAACTTCTGATACCTGTCAGCAGTTTTCAGCAGTTTTGGATCGGTTGTATGGATAGTGTCTTCCGGGACCCAAAATTTAGGTTTGATGCAGTAATAATGCCGTTTACCTTCAATTTCCCGCGTAAATAGTCGTATTCCGGCGTTCATATCCAGCTTTTTGGCGAGATCGAGACCGATGTTGCAGCTGTCATTCGCAAAATCAGCCAGCTCAAGGTCGGGGTCTTCAGCAGCCTTCCACTGCTCCATGTTGTAGAACGCGGATTTACCGGATACCCAAATATTGAGGCGTTTGGTTTTGAAGGCGTTAACCTTGCGAGGAACCTGTTTCGCTACTTCCAGAAGCTCAACCAGGTCGCTGTACTTAACCGAAACGTCCAGATTTGGGTTAGCTTTGATTAAGTTTTTCGGGTCGGTCCAGTCATCGCCAGCATCCAGTTCGTAAATCATGCCAAACAGGCGATCATTACGGGTTATGCCTTCGATAACCTCTTTGACTTCCTTGTCCTTGTCATAGCAAGGGGACTCCAGTGACGAGCCGGCTGTCGTGATAATGAGCGTTAACGGCTGCGAACGGGCGCCCATCCCCATTGTCATGGCCTCGTACATATGATCCGTATCGTGTTCGTGATACTCGTCAATGATCGCGCAATGTGGGCTGTCACCATCGCCGGGTTTCCCCGCCATAGGTGCGAAAACGGAACCATCCGGGCGTGTCAGGCTGTCGGTCCATACCGAAATATCAAATCTGGAGCGAAGTGCCGGCAGGCGGCTGGCCATCTGCCTGGCTGGGGTGAAGACCTTTTTCGCCTGCGCCATAGTTGTCGCACCGCAATACACTTCTGCGCTGTTTTCGCCATCAGCGCAAAACATGTAGGTGCCAATCCCGGCAGCAAAAAACGATTTCCCGTTTTTCCTGGCTACCCGGATATACGCTTCGCGAAATCGGCGTTTTTTATCCTTTTTCGTGACCCAGCCAAAAATCGAACAAAAAATAAAACTTTGCCAAGGTTCCAGTTTTAATTTCTGCCCCGCCAAATCGCCACTAGAGTGCGGTAATTTCTGAACAAACCGGCAGGCCCGCTCAGCTAAATCTCTGTCGAACCGGTAAGGGTAATTGTTATCGAGTGATTTTTTTAAATCGTCAAAATGGCGCTGACATGCCAGCCGAATAGCTCTGCAGGCGACTATTTTCCCGTCTATGATATCCCGCGCATATTTGTTCGCCACATTGACGTTTGGATATGCGGCCATGCTCCATCCTTAAGTCATTAGGGCCGCACCAAAATTAAAACTCGTCGAACTCACCGCTGGATTTGTCATTATCTCCGGGCTGTTTCTTCAGGATGCGGCTATTGGGGTCCAGCTTTAACACAACGGAGAGTCGAATTAATTCGCTGATATAACGGCTACGCGCCTTCACTGCCGCACCAAGTTTCTGACCGCCGGCAGCGGTATCATCACCAAGGCCATCGCTTTTAATTTCCTGGTTGGCGTCGTACAGCAGCTGCACGGTGTTGCAGTATTCCATCAGCAAATAACAATCTTCCATTTCGAACGTGCCACGGTTAATAAGAATTTTGCACGTCCGTTTCCAGGCATCGATAGCCATATCGCCCAGTAATTCATCCGGCGGAGAAACCGCTCTGGTTAAAGAACTAACCTGATTTCCAGTGTTATTCGATTTGCGTCCGCCACCAGGTGATCGCATCCCTGTACTCATTCAAAAGCACCCCAAAACAGCCAAAAAAAAGTTTTTATTTCTCACGCGCAAAAATCTACCTGAAGCGGCAGTCCCGAAGCGCGAAAGGGGTTAGGGATTTGATCCCCCCTACCCCATGACGGCGGCTGCCTCAGTCGAGGTGGAAGTCGTCATTCAGGCTGCGCCGCCGACTGCTGCTCGCATTATGTGGGCAGGCATTCGAGTTATGCCCGGACTGGCCACAATAGCTGCAGCGCAGATTGGCGCGACGCGATGAACCGCCCCATGTTTTCGGGCAGTTAGCCCGCGTATGGAGACGTGAACCGCAATAAGTACAGCTGGTGTAACTCATCATGACCTCCCATAAAACGCCGCGCTGGTGAAGCATTCAGCCATTATCACAGGCGCTCTGTGAGCGCCTGTTGTAATGCCTGCTGTCAGGACCCTGTCGCTGTAGTGGAGCTACCATCAGCCTGTAGCACGCTTTCTGGCAACCGCTCAGCTAATGGCTGGTTCTCGAATACCTTCATCCCAAACTGGCCGATCCAGGTGCTCACTGAGTTGATATTCCCTGCGATGAAATCGGTCACCTCGGCGATCAGTCCTTTAACCACGACATCCGTACTCTGGCGCCAGTAATTCTCAATCGCGACCAGCAACGGATCGGAACCATTACTGATAGATTGCTCGCCCACGGTATACGTTTTTTTCTTCGCGCTATCGGTGATGCATAGCAGTTGACTGGTCTGGACGGCGCCAACCTCTGCCGCAATTACCTGCATCGTCAACGTAGCCACTTTGTTCCCGTCTGCATCAGCGCTGGATGCATAGAACATGGAGAGCGTCAGATCCGTGCGTTGATACATCATTGCTTACCTCCACGGCGATGGCGGGAACGGCGACCGCCAGGCAGCGGGGATTGTTGCTCCTGTACCAGCTCACCCTCTAAAGGTTCCTGAGCCGACGCAGCAGCCGGGGCCGGGGTCGAGGCCGGGGCAATATCATGCGCAATCGTCAGTTTCAGCAGGGGGCGTCCGCCCTGGACATGCTCAAAATGGATGCCATGTACGGCTTCATTCATCCGTGACTGGCCATCCGTCTCCAGAACGGTCAAAGCGCCATCAACGTATTCAATTTTGAAATTATTCATCGGGTTCTCTCTGTTGCTGTTTTCGCTCTATGGCAGGGCCAGCACAACGACTCCAGATTGGAATCGTCGTCTGTACCGCCACGCGCTTTGGGTATGATGTGGTCGACGCTGGTCGCTTTGGTGGCGATGCCATGACGCCGGCAGTTTTGGCATAGATATTTATCGCGCTGGAGGATTCTGGCGCGGCGGATTTCCCAGGGGCGACCGTAGCCCCTTTCATGCCGGCTTTTCCCGCCCTGGTAGTTGCGCCAGCCGTCGCCAGCATGTTGCTGCCGGTGAGCATCGCAGTAACCGCTGGGGTCGTTGGTTATCGCCGGACACCCCCGGTGGCGGCATGGACGTTTAGACCGGGCTGGCATGTACGTCACCAGTGATACGTTCTGAAATACGGCAAGACAAATCACTAATCAAAACACATGCGCTGTTGAGACAAGATTCAAGATCAGTCACACGGGAGTTAAGGGCGGTAGTATTCGAGCTGTTAAACGAAGATTCCCGCACGACGTTGTACAGACGTCCACCCGGTTTGAGCGAGTTGGCAATTGCAGTATCAACAAGATCTGAAATTTCTTTGCTCAGCCCATTAATGCTTTCGATGGCATCAGAGGTATCCAGCTCCAGTTTTAAATTAATGGTCCCTGCTGTTTTGCGATCTTCACGCCCGGCTTCTATTTCAGCAGCTAAGGGAGAGCCTGAAGCCACCTTCACCTCTCCCTCGCTATAAACTTTGAAAGTACCGACGGATAAGTCCGATTCTTTAGGCCGTTCCTTTTCCTGTTCACCGGATGCATGCCCCAGCGCACTAAACGCAGACTTAACGGCCCTGGCCAGTAGTTCAGCAACATCGCCAGCTTTCTCATGGGGAACGTTATGCAGTGAATTGGCCAGAACCTTCGACAGCGTTTCCTCCTCGATGGTATTGCCGCAAACATAGGCTGCGCTACTGATCTTCCCTTTAATCATGGCTTTGTTAATGCTTAATCCTTCCGGATGAACCGAGGGCTGCCCGGAAGATTTTGCATTTGCAGGCTGTTTGCCGAAGCGAGTTTTAACCAGATACCCAATAGCGAACGCATACCCCGCAGGAGTCAGCCAGGTGAAATAGTCTTCCCCTTTGTATGGCGTGGCTGTATGGCCGGTCTCGGCAAATCCCAGAGAACGCAGTGCGGAGGCGCCGGCTTTTGAAGGAATATCACCAGATACGAGTGCACCTCGGAAAAAAAGAGCATACAGCACATCCTGAGCACTATCAGAAAGCTCTAATACGGGTCCTGAGGCCAGGGTACCAATGCTGGAAATACTCTTCTGGGTCGCGTTTGCATTGTTCTCAGCAATGTCTCTGGTCAGCTGAGTGATTGCTGCGCCAGGATTATTGAGTTGTTGATATGCATTGGGCGGATTACTTGAGCGATCAGGCATGAGTTTCCCCATTATGTGATGATAAAAAGACAAAGGCCGCCCGAAGGCAGCCTTATGCTCTACAGTGGCAGACCAGTTATCCCTTTATGGGGATAGAACACGATTTATCCCTAAATGGGGATACCGGTTCTTGGCCTGTGCGACCGTGGTCGCATAGCCTCCATTTTCCCGCTATGCGACCGGCGGATAGTGAACCGTGGTTTGACATCCTCCGCGCCCTAAAGGACATGGGTTCCTACTACGTTCAGGCTCTCGCCTGAATCATTTCGGTGGGTTCCTGCTTCGACGAGCGGCCTGACTGCACCATCCCTCCACAGGCAAGCACGGCATGTCCTGCCGCTAAAATGTTACGTGCTCCGTTGATATCGGCGTTCTCGGTGTAGCCGCATACCTGACACACGAATTTACTTTGCGTTTGACGGTTTTCTTTCGCCGTATGACCACAGCAGGCACACCGCTGACTGGTATAGGCAGGTGGTATCGCCAGTACCTGACCACCGCGCCAGAGCTGCTTGTACTCAAGCTGACGGCGCATTTCGTACCAGCCCTGATCCAGTATCGAACGGTTTAAGCCTGATTTGGCTCTGACGTTTCGTCCGTGCCGCTCTGCCGTACCTTTTGCCGATTTCGACATGTTACTGACCTTCAAGTCCTCAATGACGATCATCGCGTGGTTTTTGCTGATTTCACTGGTGACTTTGTGAAGGTAGTCGCGCCGGATATTGGCAATGTGCGAGTGCAGACGCTGGATTTTTTTCTTCTGTTTCTGCCAGTTTGCGCTGAATTTTACTTTGCGGCTTAATTGTCGCTGGAGCACTGCCAGCTTTCGCTGGCTTACTTTAAAGCTGTTGACGGGCTGATATACCGTGCCATCTGATAGTGTGGCAAGTTTCGTGACTCCGGCATCCAACCCGACCATTGACTTTGCATGGTGAGCGGGAGCAGTCACTTCGTATTCCGTCTGGATACTGACGTACCATTTACCGCATGACTGGCTGACCGTGACATTTTTCACTTCGCCAGTGACTTCACGACTGTTGCGGTAGCGTATCCACCCTAACTTTGGCAGCAATATACGACTATTGGTTTGATCGAGCTTTACGCCCTGCGGGTAGCGAAATGCATCGCTTTGGTCTCGTTTTTTGAAGCGGGGGAACGCTGCGCGTTTCTGGAAGAAGTTCTTGTAGCCGCGCTCCAGATCTTTCAGTGACTGCTGCAACGGCTGTGAGGGAGATTCTTTCAACCATTGTGTTTCAGGCGCTGATTTCCACTCAATGAGCCATGAAGCCATTTTGGTATAGGGAATATATTTGTTTCCGGCTTCACGGTTCTCATTCTGAAATGCCAGCGCGCGGTTAAAAACGAAGCGACAAGCCCCTGCGAAGCGCCGCATATCGCGCTCCTGCTGACCATTTGGTCTTAGCTGGAATTTGAAGGCCTGTCGCTTCAGCATACAATATCCTACCTATTACCGAGGGTTAGCTGTTCCCATTCGGCTCGGTATTGCTCTGCTTCAATAGCCAGATTACGTGCAGCACTTAGCATTTGCACAGCATCTCGCACATAGATGCTACTTTCACTTCCATCAAGTGCATTCTGGGTAATATTTAGCAAAGCAACTATCTGACAGAGTACAGATTCTAGCGATTCAGCTAGTCCATGTTCGTTCATTTTCATTTGATCCATATTGCACCTCCCGATACTGGTAGGCGTGCCTGGAAAAACAGAACGAACTTGTAGGAAAGCTGGCGGCGCGCTGCATGCTCACTATCAGCAATAGTCGAAAAATGATGAATGTTGTTTTTACGGTCGGTCCGACAGATCGCCGCGAATTTGAACTGATACATGATTCACCTCTGATTGATGGTTTTGCCACCACCAGAGTTCTCACGCTCAATTGGTGGTAGCCCAGGCGGGGGTGAGAAACCGGCACAATCAGCAACCGGCCAGCCCGAAAGCTGCCCCACCTGAGCCACCATAATTCAGGTATGCGCAGGATTTACACACAAAAAAACACGCAAGCGCGTGTTGTGCGCTGATTGTCTCGCGGGTTCTCACGCCCGGCTGCAGATTTTGCTACAGCGGGGTAACTCTACCGCCAACATACAACACACGTCAATCATTTGCGTAGATACTTTATCCTGTGACCCGTCGCGGGGATAGTCGTTTTTATAGTTGACTTTATCTCGGTGCGGTGCAGCCCGCTTCCAGTGCGGCAATGTAGCCGGTCAGTTTACCCATATCGTCATCAGCGATAACGAAATGCCCATCGACGTGAACCACATCAATCACCGGCTTTTCCGCTGCGCACGGAGCCGGATTCAGTGTTGGTGTCATTGGCGTTGATTTCACGCACCCGGCCAAAGCGACGCAGATAATCAGCTGGGTTATTACGCGCATACTCAATCCTCGCCTGGCGCTCCGCTTCATTGCGGGCTTTTACTGCCTGGGCGATCATCTCCAGGATAATCGCCAGCACTCTCAATCCGGCTTCCACGAAGCTCTCCATTGTTTTTGGCCGTTTCCACCATCACACGATAATCAACATCTGATGGGCCTTTGGCTTTCCCGGCATCCCGCGCAACTTTGCTGATCGCATCAGCGTTCCGGGCGTGGGCATAGTTCGCGGCAACGAGGTCGAGAATTTTCATGACCACCGTGGGAATCCTTTTGGTCACTGACGGGGGGAGTACGGCGCGCAGCTGCGCCACCGCATACAGCACGATAAATACGGCAGTTACGCCGCTGGCCCAGCCAGTAGGAAGAGCGCTCAGAATTGAATCCAGATCCAAACCAAGACTCTGGCTCTCATTTGCCATCGCTGGTTGCGTCGCCATCACGAGAAGGACGAAGGCACCATTCATCAGCAACCAGGCTTTAGCCATACGTTTTAAACTGTTCATAATCACTCCTCGCGCCTCACTGCGTGAATAGCGCATCAACGCCAGCACGCTGGCATTTATCGATATAGTCCTGCGGCGTGCCTTTGCCCGCCGAGGTGTTGTAATACTTCTTCCAGTAGTTCGCGCGTCCCTCCCGGGTCGCCGGAATCGACTCGGAAACGGCCAGATAACGCAGGCGGCAAAACAGCATCGCCAGCAGCGGGGACGTTCTCAGCTCCTGATAAACTGTTCGGCTCAGGTCGATACCAAACTGATTCAGCAGTACTGGGGCATAACGGCTGTTTTTGTACTTATCGCGGAGCCATTCGAAGGTACCGAGATCAACCTGGGTTAATCCGGTTCCGGCGCTGGTCGGCGTCGGGTCTTTGTAATCGCCGAGCAATGTCTCAGCTGCGGCCGTTTCGACACACAGCAAAACAGCTGCATTCGCCTTGCCATGCCCGATCACATCGCAAACGGCTTCGGCATACAGGCGCGCGTCTTGCTTGCTCACCAGTCCATAATTCATCTTTCTTTTCTCCCGCCGAAAATTCGGCTGATAGTTCGTTTTGCAAAGCCGGTGATTTCGTTGACGGTGTGTGGCCATGCCACAGCCGATAAACCGGCGAGAGTGATTACGTTCAAAATTGAGATGTTGCCCATAGCGCCGTAAGCCCAGAGGATGATGGCCACGATTACGCCTCTCAGAACGTCTCCGATGAGGCGGCGCGGGTTGATAGGGGTTTCGGAAAGCAGGGCGCTTGATACCACCCCGGCGGCCAGCATGAGCAAGACCAGCCAGAGATCAGGATTTCCATATTCGATAGCTGTGTTCATGACTCCGCCACCCGCGTGGCGGGTAATAAAAAGCCCCGCACTTAGGCGAGGCTGTTGATTATTGTTTTTCTATCTCGGAGACCGTCTGTAAAAATCGCTCCTCTTCCAGCTCTACGCCGATGGCTCCGCGTCCTAACTGCAGCGCGGCTTTTATCGTTGCACCCGACCCCATAAAAAAGTCGGCGATCACATCGCCAGGGCGCGTACAAGCCGAAATGATGTCGAGCATCATCTGCAGCGGTTTTTCGCATGGGTGTTTGCCCGGATAGTACGGAACCGGTGGATACGTCCACACGTTGGTGTGTGGAACATCTTTTGTCACATGGAAAGGGCGCCGCAAATTCTCATACTGCTGTCGCAGTTCGGAATACTGCATAACCAGTTCGGAATATAGCGCCGTTAAAGTGCCGTATTCCTCCTGCAGCGCCGCATGCGGCTCTGACAATCCCGTTATTCCCTGCTCTGCGGCCTTACGGTTAAACAGCGCCTGCAGCGCCAGGTACTGCCGTTCATTGGGCAATTGCCATTGGCTGACGCTAAACCAGTGGCTACACATTTTCGTGCCGGTTGCCGCGTTGATTTCGGCAGCGGAAATACCAAGTCGCTGGCGAGCATCCCGGAAATAAGCGATAAGCGGTTCGAAGACCTGGCCTTTCAACTCCTGGCACTTTGTCGCATACCCAGCCTGGCCTTTAGCAAAGCCTTCCGCGCCGTAATGCTCTGCGAAGAAAATATGCTCACTGGCCGGAAAATAAGATCGGAAACCTTCTTTACGCGCGCCATTCCAGCGCCCGCTGGGTTTGGCCCAAACGATATGGTTCAGCACGTTGAAACGGTCACGTAACAACAGCTCAGTGTCCGATGATAATTTCGGCCCGCAGAACACATATAACGACCCTGCTGGCTTAAGCACTCGCCAGAACTCGGCGAAAAACTCATCCAGCCAGGCCAAATAATCCGTTACGCTGGGCCATTGGTTATCCCAGGCATTTGCCTTTACGCGGTAATACGGTGGGTCGGTAATGATGGCGTCTAAGCTGTTGTCCGGCAGGGTTTTGATGTACTCAAGTGAATCTGCATGCACAAGTTCAGCACTGTTTATTTTCACAGTGTTTTTCATGGTCTTTAGTGGCCTTTTTTGGTAGGCTCTTTTTGCTGTTGCGCAATCAGCAATGGGCCTTGTTTTGACCCTGTCAGGCGGCATGGGTTGAAAGCTACAGCATGGTGACACATGCTGTAGCGCCCATTTCCAAGGCATAAAAAAACCGCCTTGGCGGCGGTTGTGAGGGCGTTGGCTATAAAATTCCCAACGTACAAAAACGATACCTAAAAAAGCCTTATTTGCCAACCTTTTTCATTTTCTTTCTATGCGACCGCGGTCGCACAGTTTTTCAAAAGTTATCCTTTTCTTTCTGTGCGACCGTGGTCGCACAGTTTTTAAAAGCTACCATTTTGGTATTCCGGGGTAAGGGAGTACCGCCCAAAAGCGCCCCGCTGCGCCACCCTCATACAAAGCATCTGCTCGATAATAAACTCCACCGCTGGCAGGCTAATGCTGCAGGCGGTGCTTAATTCCTGCAGGGTGATGCGGGGGTGTCCCCGCATTACACTCTCAACGCTCAGGGCCGCTTCGGTCATATTCTCGCGGATCTGTTTCACGTTCATCATTTCCCCCTTTAATCTTCAAACTGGTAATCGACATCGGCCATAAAGCTGTTAAGGTCGGCCAGTTTGGGTTCCATTGTTCCAATCAGTCGGCCCGCCAGTCTGTCTGTAATGTTCTCGCTGTTGAAGCTGTACTCACGCTGGAAACGCTTCACTTTTTGCCAGAGTTCATACAGCTCGTTAGAAATCTCAGCCGCGTCCTGTCTCATTTTTTCGTTGCCTTGATAGTTCACAATATCCTCCAAATTCATCTAGTTACCGGGTTTGTTTCCCGTCTCAACGACACGAACTGTAACTCTGGCAACATGAGACATCCAGTCTTATTTTTCACTTTTTAGTTAAATTTCTCTATTGTGTGAAAATTAATTTATTGGTATATTTAAACACATAGGGAGGATATACTATGTTTAACGTGATAACCCACCCGGCAGCACTGGAAGAGTTACAGGAACTACCGGACGAGTTACGAGGTCGCATGACCCGACTGATTGAAAGACTGGAAAGTGAAGGAAAACTAAAAATGCCTCATAGCCGCGTAATTGGCGCCGGGCTTTTTGAGTTAAGGGTTGGAGACAAAAACATAGCAAGAACGTTATACGCTTACGCAGTCGGCCACGAAATCTACCTACTGCATGCGTTTGTTAAGAAGACACAAAAAACCCCGGCAGGGGCCATAGAGATAGCGAGAAAGCGCCTGAAGGAGATGAGCTAATGAAAGTAAAAGGCATCCCATTTAACCAGGTCAAAGAAAGTCTGCTCAACACCCCGGAGGCAATCCGGGGTTACCAGGAAGCAGATAAAGAGCTGGCACTGGTCGAAATGCTGTACGAGATGCGTGAAAAGGCTGGGTTAAGCAAATCTGCCCTGGCGGAGCGGATGGGGATCACGCCATCTGCTATTAGCCGCCTCGAGGGGAACCCGTTGGGGGCCAGCATGAAGACACTGAGCAAATACGCGCAAGCGTGCGGCGCTGAAATTAACATCCAGGCCGTATACTGAACGTAAAAAGGTGAGGGAGACCTCACCTTTTTCAATTCGGCTGGCTAGTGGCTTCTTCCTTCAACCTTGTTGAGATCCCGGCACCGCTGCAACATCCGACGTGACATACAAATGAGGCGCATAGTTTGAGCCACATGCAAACTGGCCTCCGGGGATGCCATCGCCACCGATACCATATCTAATACGGCATCGATATCACTCAGCTCAGCATCCAGCCTTTCACAATTTGAGAGGACCGTATCTTCCATCACATAGCCTACCCGTTATTCGTCTTACAAAATATTAATATACTGTATAAAAACACAGGCGTTTTGGCAAATGCTAAAACGTCATTTCCTGTCAAGGTGCTCATCAAATTTGCAGATTTGTCCGATACTTATGCGCGCGGCCTATGCCTCTTTCCCTTTTTTCAAGCGTCCCGTTCCTTACTGCAACGTCCAACATTTGCCGAATAGTCCGGGCATTCAAGCCCACGTCAAAGACCAGCATCGATGCAAAGACAAAGCCGTCGCCACCGCTGGCCAGGCTACTTTGCGTTCGTTGCCGGAGTTTCTCCAAAAGCAATGCCGATTTATCCATTTTTAAGCCTCCGTGACCAGTCACGCCTTAATGGCCAGCTTTAGTCTGACAGTCGTCAGTAAGCATGAATTTTCGCCGTCGAAGATGCATTCAGACACCGGCAGCGCCTGGCCACATCGCTGACATGTGTTCGCCAGGCTCTTCTGAAGCTCTTTGTAGTTCTTACGGATTAACAGGCCGATTACTTCATTTTCTGAATACGGCGTTCTGCCTGGGCGGCGCTGGATGCAAATTTCGCCCAGCATGCGCAGTTCCTCCGGCTCAAGTACCCAATCGCGTCTGGTGGTGCCGGACTGCTTTAAACGTTCACGGCGCTGCCGTTGCCGTTCTGCAGGGGTTTTAGCCACGGCATTCCTCCCGTTGAGTGTGCATCGCTTCTTTTTCATCTACGCTCCATGCAGTAGCCAGAGCATGGGTTACTTGATGAAACGAGTGCTTAACTTTCACAAAGGAGGCTTCACCGTCAGAAGAAACAGTTTCGATTGTTGTTAGCTCACCACCGCTTTCGTAATCGGGGTAAAACTGAGATACCAGGTTGCTCTCGACAATCACAGAACCATCGGGAGTGCGCATTTGCAGTCTCATACTTTCCCTCCTTCGCGCAGCTGCTTGGCGAAATTAAGCACCTCTTCTGTCGTGCCATTCCAGCGGCCATCTCTGCTGGAAACCCACTCCTCCACCCCATCAGCCTTAATCCCGGCCAGGTAGGCGTCGGTGGCGGGAGTCATCCGGTGATACATCAAGCTTTCAAACGCCTTTTGCAAACCGACATCCGGCAATGGCTCGCTGCGGAACGAATCCAGAGCAAGCAACATTGCCACGCTGTCTGTTTCCGGAACTCTTTTCAGCGCCACATTCTCCGCTGCAAGTTTGTTAAACTTGTCCTGCAGCTGCTCGATGTGAGCGGCCTGGGCGGCGTTTGCGCGCAGCGCCGTCTCCAGCGAATCAGCCAGGACATCCAAATCATCAAGTGCCACGAACAGGACATCGTAGCCAAGCTCTCTTGCTGAGGACGTGCGGCGCTTAATGCTGTTAATCAGTCGGGTGATATCTGTCATGCAAGCCACCACTCAAGCAAGTTAAGAAGGCCGTACCCAAAGCCAAACAGCGCCACTGATAAAACCAAATCTGCGACAACGTTCAGCACCTGTAGCGTTTTCAGGCTGTAGTTGAATAGTTCAGAGTTCATGCGACCTCCGGCTGGCAAACCTGTTTCAGCACGCCGAGGATCATCAGGCAATCGGCAAGCGCGCGATGGGCGCCAGCGGTTGGAATGCCGTGGCGCGCAGCTGCTGTAGCCAGGCTCTGCCTTTTGAAGTTTTTGCGCTTCTCGTCGAACTCCCCATACCACTGGTCATAAACCGCTTTGGCGTCAATGTGGCGCGTCTCAATGGCCATGATGATGGAGGTGATGAGGTGAGGCTTTAGGTCATCAAAAAATCCGGTCTGCAGGCAGGTCTGCACCATCAGGCGGGCATCAAAACTGGAGTTCCATGCCAGCCATTTATGCTTACGAATAATTTTCAGCGCAGCCGGGAAAACATCGCACCATGCTGGCGCATCAGCGACCATTTCGTTGGTGATGTTATTAATTTTGGTAACTTCTGGCGGAATAGGGCGGCTCGGCTTCACCAGGGTGTTTAACAGAATCTCACCACGCATATTAATTATCGTGATCTCGATAATTTCATCAGAAGCCATAAGCCCGGTGGTCTCAGTATCGATGATGACATGATCGCTGTTCAGCCAATTTGCCATAATCATTTTAAAAATTGATTGATGGTAGGTAAGCATTTTATTCCCATATTTTTTGTTGAAAAGTTCTGGATGGCGTTGGGACTTTTCTGGACTCAGGGAGATAAACAAAAACGTAATACGTCCCGTCTAAATCATCCGAACGCGTGATTAAAGTCTCTCGACCTTTATTTCGATAAACGTTAGAAATTCGCACCGCATCATCGTATGACATGGGGCCTTGTTTAAATGGAGTTCGCATCATTACCCTATGCGACCGCGGTCGCACCCTCTTTTATTTCCAGATAACGTTTCAGCCACATATCTTCGATGTGTTTATTACCAGGCTGATTTGACAGGTACCATTCAGTGATAACCGATTGCCGGTTCGTATCAGGATGAGTCCGGTAATCGCAGGTTGGGCACCAGATAATGTACTCTTTACGGTTTGCGGCATACCTAAGTTCGGGTTTACCGGGCTTCCTGTGCATAATCTGCTGGCACAGGCACGTTGGCACTTCCTGTACAATGGCGGTTGATGATTTCACTGCGCTTCTCCGCTGCGTTAAATAACGCGATGCTATTCAGATGCAGGCATCGTGATTTCATTAATAGCCAGCGTTTTTTATAATCCTTACGCCAGCTATCGACGGTGATATTAAGCAAAAGACTCATATGCTCATCCTCACGCAGTGGGTCCATATACTCTCCACGTAATATTGATGCTTTAACCCGCTGGATAGCGTAATAAGTTAAATTTCGCATCTTTTTCTTTGTCGCCTCTTTCATTTTTTTGAAATCAGGCTTTGAATGAGCGATAAGAAAATCCAGCCATAGCCACTGGCATATAACTTCATCATTTTCAAAATTAGGCTTACAGCCATAGCAATAATGCAGCCAGGCAATTTCCTCACGATTTAACTGCTCAATGGCTCTGCGCCAACTAGCCGTCTGAAAATCAAGTTCAGTCAGCAGCATTGAGGATTGCTTAAACGTTTTCCCAACATGGTAACGAACCTGCTCAGCCGCGACCGAGATCTCGTATTTATTATTCTCGCCCATTTGAATGACCCGGGTTGGCTTATCAGTAAACCTGCCGGAGTTGGCAAGACGTAACTGCTCAAGCTGAACTTCTAAAATTCCGCGCTGGAGGTAATGCAGATCTGAAAGGGCCGTGGCCACACAAGCGCGGATTCGTTCAAGTTCCATCACTACCGTCCTTGCTAACCCGCTTAACGGTGAAGTCGCTCTTCAGTTTGTATGCCGTGCGGACCTCAATATCGCTCTGGCGTAACGGTGGAATCTCCCCAGCCGCAAGCCATTGATAGACCGCGCCAGGTGTTACACCTACGCCTGCAGCTGCTTTTTCGACGTCGCCAAAGTGGCGGATAAGTTCTTCTGGCTTCATAAAATTATTATATGCCATAACCATAAATTAAAGCCAGGTATAATTCATAAATTTTATAGCCAGCTATAAAGAGATCGTTTATGATTGATCGTATGAAAACACGAGGCGAACGACTGAAAGCACGCCGTTTAGAATTGAAGATGACACTGAAGCAAGTCGCGCAAAGTGTCGGTATCTCTCTTCCTGGCGTCCAAAACTTAGAACGTGGCGACGTTATGCCGTCGCTGGAGATCGGGCTTGCCCTGGCGAAATGCCTGCGCAAACCTGTGCAATGGATACTTTTTGGTACTGAATCTGATCCTGACCGCGTTCCTGTTATTGGCACAACAGAGAGTGGTCCGGATAGCGACTGGCAGCCAGGAGAACCTACCAACACAGAACGATTCCTGCCATTTGTTAGCCAACGGGAAACCGTTTATGCGCTCACTGTCGGGAACCAGGTTCAGCACAGCTATCAGCCGGGTGACGTCGTCCTGGTTGACTCAGCTCTCACGCCAGTTCCGGGTGAGGATGTGTTAGTTTGTGATAAAGACGGGAAAATCTCGATACAGCGGTTAGCGCGCTTCGACGATGAGCGCTACTACTTAGATGGCGTTAACTCTCAACGAGTTATCCATGAGAAAAGTGATCTTCAATTTGTGCACCAAATAGTCGGTACGATCAAATCGTTCATGATAGAGGGTAGATGACAGAATAACAGGGTTTATTGCTGCCTATAAATCTGGTTTAATGCGAGCTATAATGTATCGCGGTTGAATCAGACTGCAGCAGCTGAAAAAAGACGAAAAAAAACCCGAGTCGGCAAACTCGGGCCTTTTTTCAGGAGCAGCCCCACGACAAACGCAGCACAGTCCCTACGAAGATTTGTGCGTTTATTGTGGCTGCTCCTGCGGATTTTTTCAACCCGAAAAAACATAAATTCGCATGGAAAGGCTAAAAATGACCTTACAAGAATTCTATGCGGCTCGCTTCGGTAGCGATCCGTATTCATTGCTTGAAGCAGCGCGGGATGAGCTGTCAGAGCTGGCCACAATGGCTGGCATTAACTGGGCAGCATGTGCTGATAACATTCAGTTGAACCCGCGCGGCGGGGAAGAACGTTATTCAAAATATAACGGTGGCGCCCCCGAGGCTCTGGAAAAGAGCCTCAAAGGGCGTGTGGAAATCTACTCCCGCAAGGAACAACACAAAAGCGGCATCAGCTACCCATTCGTCAACTTTGTCCAGAAAGGGCATGACGAAGGTTCCTGGAGCGGCTTCTCCTTCCTGTTCGCCGAATACCGCCGTGAACAACAAAGAAATCATGCGACCGTGGTCGCACAACCTGCTGAAGAACTGGCGCGTATTGAACGCCAGGCAGAAGCCCGCAAGCGCCGCGCCGAACAGCAACGGATAAATGAACTTAAAAACAATCAGTTAGAGCAGGAACGATTGCTCGGATGGTTGGCGTTCCACAGTGCATGGGAACATGCGCCAGCTGAGGACGGGTCGTGGCCTTACGCAGTGAAAAAAGGCATTCGTGACGTATTCAGCGCTTGCGATATTCGTCGCGTGACCAGTCACGACAACGCAAAATGGAGCCGTGGACCGACTACATACATGGCGATTCCGCTGGCCCACCTGGACGGACGCAAAGACGGACAAATTGTCGGCTGGCAGCGTATCGACCAGCGCGGCGGTAAATTCCAGACCAGCGCGATCACCAGTGGTGATTTCGTCGGGGCGTGCTTTGTTATCGGCAACCTGAACGGCGCGCAAAATATTGCAGTGGTGGAAGGTTTCGCCACCGGCGCGTCCGTATGGCTGGCTACCCGTAAGGACCCGAAAAAAAGCTTTGATGCTGTCGTGGTCGCAGTGGCCGCAAACAACATGACCCATGTTGTTGAGCAGCTGGTGAATATGTACCCGGCAGCAAAAATTACCTGCGCCCTGGATAACGACCGCAAATCATCGGCTGAAGGTAAAGGCAACACAGGCCTGCGCACCGGATACGACATCATGGAGAAGTTTTCCGGCGTCAAATGTGTTTACCCAACTTTTGAGGATGACCCTGAGCAGGAATGCAGCGATTTTAACGACCTGCACAGCTTGAGAGGGCTGAAGGAAGTCGCTCGCCAGTTAACGAGAAATAATCTGAGCCGTGCAACCGACCTGTTGTCGATTACGCTGAATAAACTGCGTACTCTCCCGCGGCTGAACAGACGTACTTTTGCCAAAGAGCTGCTTCGCGCCGTCGATATTGGCATGCTGACATGCCCGGTACCAAACAGCCCGAAAGAACTTATGCGCCTGTTCAGCAGCACGCTGCGAGATATGGGGATCGCAGAAATTTATAACGGTACCGTTAAAGATCACATTACGCGCCGGTTGAATCGCAAATGCCGTGCCGCGCAAACATCACGTTCGTTCAGTGAACGCATCACCAACCCGAACCTTCGCCCGTCACACATCACTTACAAACGGTTTGAAACCTCCAGGATGACTGATGAGGTTATGACATACGCCGCACAGCTGCAGGGCATCGTTATTGTCCGCGCCGGGATGGGCTCTGGTAAATCGACAGGTCTCCTGCGTCCACTGATGCTGCAGTCCACGCGTGGCGTTTCCGTCGCGCACCGCGTATCCCTTATAGGCGGCCTGCATGAAATGATGACCGAAGGGAAAGGCGCTAAAGCCGACATTCTGCATTATCAGGATCCCGGCTATCAGGAAATGGCGCCATATGCCAACAAGCTGACTATTTGCATCAACTCCATACTTAAAGGCTGCTGGCAACCGCTGATGCGCCAGCATGACTTCTTCGGCTTCGATGAAGCAACACAGGGCCTGCGTGCCATTCTGGCCGGGCGTGCGATGGAAAACCCGGTAGGCGTATTCAACACGCTTATCGACGCGCTAGCGCGTACTGAAGAGCATGCCATTATGGTGGATGCCGACGCCAACGATCTGCTTGTCGACCTTGCTGAACTGGCGATGAAGCGACGCGAGGAGCTGGGCCTACCTGCCTGGCTGCAAATTCACGTGATTGAACTCCCGGTCGACGTTCGCAACCGCGAAACCAACAAGCCTATCCGCGTATTTTATACCGAGAAAAATCGGATCATGACCGAGGTCATCGCTGCAGTGCAACGCGGCGAACGAATCATGCTGGCCACCGACAGTTCGACGTTCGCCGAAGACGTTACCATGCAGCTGAGACTCCATTTCCCTGACAAAAAGTTTCTCTGCGTTAACCAGAAAAACAAACAGGAGAAGGAAGTCGACGATTTCACCAACCAGCCTAAAGTGATGGTGAAAAAATATGACGGCCTCATCTACAGCCCGTCGATATCTTCAGGTGTATCGATTGAGGAGAAACACTTCCACCGCCATTTCGGCATGTTCTGCGGCGAAGTGGTCCCCAGCGACGCCATCCAGATGCTGCGCCGCGACCGTACAGCTCAGGAATACATCATCGGTTTCGACAAGCTTCGCGGTAAACGTGAAACCGATCCGGAAAAAATCAAACGCGCCTACGCGCAGGCCTTGCTCGAAACGGCTGGCCACTCCGGGCTGCTGACAGACGTTGTCTTTGACGGTGACCGAATTTCACTCGGTGTGGCTAACTCTTCATTCATGCAGCTCAAAATTAAAGCCGCCGCGCTCGAGGCGTCGGCCAGAAATGATTATGCCAGCAACATGATTTGCATCATGCATGATGATGGCTATCAGGTCGCGCCTATGGCTACCGACGCGCTTGCAAACAGCATCGGTAAGGATTTACGTAAAGAAGCCCGTGAGCTGGTCTTTGAGCAGCTTATGGAACGCCACCTGAGTGTCGATACCCCTGACCAAGGCGAACACGATGAGTTGATAAAAAAACGCACCCTGTCTCTGGATGAGCAGGCCCAGCTGGTCCGCTGGGACATCGAAAAGGAGCTGCAGCTGGATGTCGACGAGGAGGCGTTAAAATTCTATTTCGACGGCGGCCTGAAAAAAGTGCGTCTGTTTGAAACCATGCAGCTGGATGAGATAACCGCGCGTCGCCTTGACCGCGAGGAAGCGTTGATCCACTTTACCTACGCTTATCGCGTCGCCGGTCGCTGGCAGCAATTTGTCACAACAGCTATGACACGAGAACAGGCCGACGAGGAGTTCCACGCTAAATTCCCGGCCATAACCGATTACCGCGTCAAATCTACACCAGCGGTTGAAATAGGCATGCGTGGTTTTTACACTCTCAAATCAGCAACGCTGCGACAGTACTTCCGCGACTGTGGTATTGATCCAGAAACACTGACCGGTGAGGCCGACATGGACGCCCTCAAACGCGCCAGGGATAACCTGCTAACCCCGGAACGGCGCGATCTGCTGAACAACGTTTTGCGCATAGGTGGCTTCAACACAGAGAAGGGCAAAAAGAAAGCCCCTGAAGAACTATGCAAAGGCATCCTGGAGTCTATGGGGTTATCCAGTAAGACCAGACGCGCCAGAGATGGTGATGCTCGACCTACAATGCGTTCTATCGACTCACAGTCGGTCGAGTTCCTCATGAATATTGTGGAGAAGCGCCGCGAAGCAGGGTTATCAATTCACGCCCGCAAGGTCGAAAAAACCACCATCGAAGTGGATCGCGATCTGGATCTAAATATAGATATACATGGTAACCCTCGATCCAAAACAAGCCACATTCCGGACACCCCGCAATCAGTAATTATTCAGGCACTGGAGGCTATCCCGGTGACGGTGCCGGAAGCGTGGGCGGAGAACGCGTTGCCAGCAACCGAAATGGAGGCGGTACGCCTGTGGCCAGTGGCCAGCATCGCGAGAACGTTCGCCTCGCTGTACATGACCGAATTTATGGACCTGCTATCAGTACGCGAGATAAGGCTGCTGAAAGCTTTTCTGAGCCAGCGGCAAGCCGTGGCGATATAACCGGAGGGGTAATGGGAAAACAACGGGAATGCCTTGTCCTCGTGGAGGGATATGACCCTTATGTGGTCAAGGTCAGCCACGACGCGACAAGCTATAGCGATTATAAAACCGGCCGGGAACTTCCATTCACGATAATTCGGATGAACGGGTTCTCAGATAGTGAGGGCGTTTATTGCTGCATTGCCAGCGATAAGAGCATGGAAGACAGCACAGACGAAGCCAGGGCGCTTCTAAAAGCCTACAAGGTAGAACCCCTATGACGTCAACACCTGAGTTTTTGAACAAGCTGGACTACAGACAGCTTCAGTTCTGCCGTGATGAGTGCGAGGCCAGAATCAGGGCCATAGAGGAAGAAGAGAAAAAGGTAGCCTGGGCGGTTACTGATGGCCAAATTAATTATGGTTGGTATCGAACAGAGGACTACCTGAAAGCTGTCGAATGTTTAGCACGTGAAGCAGATGAGCGCTGGAAAGAAGAAGATAAAAGCAACCCTGAACCGCGCAATTGGTTGAATTTTTGTATCAGGGGGCAGCGGCTGCCAGTGTCTGAGTATGAAGCGTTATTTGCCGATGGCCAGTGGGGGTGATAGTGGTGTATGACTTACAAAAAATGATGGACGGTGAGCTGGTCCGTTTACAACTTGAGATTAAGAAAGAACAGGATAGGCGTTTAGCTGAAAAGATGATTCCTGTTTTTGGGGTGAAAACCAGCCCGGCAAATCAGTACGAATTTGCTGATCCGGCGCAGGCGATTTCCTGTGCTGCGGGATTGCTGGATAAGGTACTCGACGAAGTTAGGGATGACATCTCTAAAGGTGGATTACAGGGGTGGAACGGTGATTTGCTACGTATCTATGTTCAGCATGTAAGCGAGAGTGATTTTGCTATATTGCAGCCTCATTTGAGGGATAAAAAATCATGATTTATCGCAGAGGATGGGTGCCGGTGCTTCATCGTTATCAGCTGGAAAAGAAGCTGAAGGATGAAGGTTTCGACAATTACGAAGAAATCACCAGTTTCTTATGTGGAGGCCGCCTGGAGGATGAGCGTAGCCATTTTGCCTATCAAGTCGTCGATAACACCGAATGGGTAGAACGCCGTGACGCGACGTTCTGGCAGCGTCTGAACCGACTGTGGTTCGTGCCGCTGTATCTGTTAACAATTCCGTTCCAGTGGCTTATCCGTGGGCGTATGGGGTTTGAAACGACATCTAAAACAGGCGCATTCTTCAGCCGGTTAACCGGTTTGAAGTAGCCAGCGTATTGTTATGGTGTATAAATACTCTTTCTTTCCAGTAGTTAGCATTCAGAAGGAGAATTTTATATGCCACACAGCAATGGCAATGAAGGTACCCGTTTGGTCTGGTCAGTAGTAACCGGGGAAAAGACCGGAGGCGAGGAGCCTCATTTTGATTATCCTACCGCCCTGCAGGCGCTTATCATTGAGGCGCAGAGTTACTTGCAGGAGATACAGAAAAATCCTCAGCTGGAGCCGCGTCCAATTGGTCTTTTTTGCGAAAAAATACCAGATGAGGAATTTTTAGGTCGTTGACGGCTCCTATCATACTAACTGATCAGGTTCTGATCAGTTAGTAAAGCAAACTATAAAAACCCCTGTCGCCGTGACTGGTCACAGGGTAAAATCTCCATGTAATTTATTGACGTGCGTTGCGCTTTGGCGGTAAAGTTAGCCCGCTGCAGCAAAATCTGTAGCCGGGCGTAGGAACCCGATTAACCAAACGACGCACAGCACGCGCCAGCGTGTTTTTTTGTGTCTTTTGCCTGTACGCATCCAAATTATGGTGGCTCAGGCGGGGCAGCCGAAAGGCTGGCCGGTCTCGTTTGGTTCCGGTATTCCTACCCCCGTCTGGGCTACCACCCTCAAAAGAGCGTAGGAACTCTGGTGGTAGCACCTCTCTAACCAAACTGGAGTGCGCACCATGTTCAAATTCAGGTTCGCGGCGATCTGCCGTACCGATAAAAAATCCCATATCCATCATCTGTCCACTATCGCCTCATCCGAGCACGAAGCCCGTCGCCAGTTCGCCAGCCGTTTTGTTCTCGTTCTGTCAGCCCGTATCCGGGTTAGCGGGGTGGCCGCATGAATCAGGTGCAGTTAAACACCCAGGGCCTGCTTGAATCGATTGAGGAGCGCCTAGCGCAGATAGAAGCGCTGGTTTCCTCCGCCCATCGGACGATCTCCAGTTACGAGGCCTCACTGCATATGCAGGAGGCGGCAGAATTACTCCAGGTTGCCCGTGAGCTGGTACAAGAGGCCCGAAGCTGTTCTTCCTCTCTGTCAGCGCAGCTGACCGCCAGGGAGGCCAAATGAACGCACTATCTGTTTTCTCGTTTCAGGAAAACCACCCCGTTCGGGTGGTTCTGGTTAATGGCGAACCGTGGTTTGTGGCTAAAGATATCTGTGATGCATTGAAACTAGTGAACTCACGAAAAGCATTGTCATCGCTTGATGATGATGAAAAAAATACCGTAACTTTAAGTGACGGTAATCGTGGGAATCCTAACATGTCCATTATTTCTGAGTCTGGCCTGTACACTCTGATCCTCCGCTGCCGCGATGCGGTGAAGCAGGGAACGACGGCCTGGCGGTTCCGCAAGTGGGTCACCAACGAGGTTCTGCCAGCTATTCGGAAAAGCGGTGAATACAGCTACGTCGAACCCGCGCCAAAAAGCGCCGGTGAACCATTGGACTGGCGGCAAAAGGAAGAATTACGCGGCCTGATAAACGATATAGCCCAAAGTTTTCGGTACCACAACGCATGGAAAAGTGGTGTATGGCTGGCGCTACGTCGCGCCTGCAGGAATCCATCCCCCAATCCGATTACGGTTGACGATCTCCCGGCCATCACTGCCGAGTTGCGCCGGATATTAACGTCGGCAGAAACCGCGCTGGACAATATGCGGACCTACGAGCGGGAATTTTTGCGTGAGGTGGTTCGTGGGGCGCGTCGGAGTGTGTCGCGAGAGGAATTATCAATCATCGACCTTGGCTCAGAGGTGGAGAAGGTGCTGCCAGCGCATTTCGAGCTGGCCATCAATAAACTGGAGGCCTTATCCACAAAATTAGAGGCTCCTGCCGTCTCTTCCTGATTTTGTAGGGCTGGATACTGGAAAGGCCACAGGCGATAACCTGTGGCCTTTTTGTCACTTGAAGTAGGCACTCCAGGCAGATTGCATTGCCTCTACCCGATTACCGGCGGCACCAGACCAGGCGTAATGACGGCCATCGAATTCAAACTCCACCATGTAGGTACCATCGCCATTATCCCTCGGCGCTTTAAAGTTTGGCTTGGCAGGATGTTTCTCTTCCTGCTCAGCCTCCTCGGCCTCTTCAGCGTCGTCCACTTCCTCCAGTTCCTCTCCTTCGCTTTCGTCTACTTCGATCTCATCGTCATCCAGCGTTTCATCTTCCTGGTCTCCGTCATCGAGATCGGCGTCGTCGATGGGCTCAAGAATTTCTTCATCAGGCAGGACTATTGCAGGCGCCTCGTCCTTCAGTTGCCACTGCCCATTTTCACCGACGAACTGGCCCAATGCATCGGCGGCAAACTCCAGGTAGCGAGGAATCAGCCTGGTACTGAAGTTAAATGGTCGCAGGGTACTGTTTGTGATCTTTATCGATGGGTCCTGCTCCACCAGCTGCTTCACGGTTTCATGAATACGAACCCCGGCGTCGCCTTTGGCGAAATCTGGCATCATGCTATCCAGCTTTTGCAGCGCTGCCAGCCGGGTATTTTCCTCGCCAACATGTGGACGCCAGGTTCTGGAGAAGTTTGCCAGTTTAAACTGCTTATAGTGCAGCTGGGTGTTTTCATCGTCATGACCGAGAATCTCCATGAAGAAAACGTCCTCATCGACATTCTTCCACCGTGGGTCAACGCGGAAAAACATTTCATAGGCAATGCGGGCGTAAATAGCGCGGCTATCTTTATAAACGCGGCGGTCATCGCCTAAGAATTTTTTTACCCACGGATTAAACGCTGTCGCTAGAATAGCGTTAATACGACCATTTTCAGAGCGAGTATCATTTTCCCCATACCCTTTAACCACTTCATCAAAATCCGCAGCAGCAGGGCAGGAGCGAAGTTGGTTAACCAGACTCACAAATAAATCAGCGTCGCAAAGAGTATATATTTTTCTTGATACACCTTTATCTTCTGAGCGTTTTTTAGCTTGCCCTAAGAATGTTACTGTATATTTACCTGCGACGGAAAATTCACCCTGAAGCATGATTTCAATCATTCGTCGACCAGATAGCGCCGCAAGCGCGAACGCCAGAGGGGCCATACCTCGACGGGTGGTTAAATCAAACGAAGATATAGGTTTATTGATTATATCGTAGATAGCCTGCATATAGCGCGGATAGTCAATCACAACCACGTTGCGCTTTTTCTCGCTGAGTATGTTGGCCCAGCGCTGCTGGATGGAGGTTCGCTCTGCAGAGCTAAGCTGCAAGTGATAGAGGACCTCATGGTTTACTTTCAGATTGTTTAAATCTTCCAGAAGCGAAGAGCCTTGCTGGAAGAGTTTATAAAGATAATCTCGCTTTTCTTTCCAATCATCACTGTTTAAATCACTAATAGCAAATTGCCATTCTGGATATTTATTGGCAAGTTTGGCTAATTTTGCATCGCTGTTTTTCGCACCGATTTTTATATTTGATAAATCTTCTGCCAATGGCATTATTTCTTTTAGCTTGGCTTGCAGAGCTGACATATTTTGTCGAATTGATGCCGCAGGCATAGAAAGCCATGAGGATAATTC